ATATACGACAATGAAGAATTGGAAGACCACGACCGTTATGATGCAAGTTTGTTGACTAAGTTTGAATCCAAGAATAAGAATGCAATTGCATATCTTGTAAAAGAATTCGAAATGAAAAAGAAAGCGGCTGAGTTGCGCCGTGTGACAGTCTCTGATACTGGCACACTTGACACCAACAAGTTGCACACTTACAAATTCAATGATGATATCTTCCGTAAGATTGGTGCTGTTGCACAAGGTAAGAATCACGGCATTGTAATGTTCCTTGACTGGTCTGGTTCTATGTGCGACAACATGTCTGGCACAATTGAACAATTGATTACAATGGCTACGTTCTGCCGCAAAGTGAATGTTCCTTTCGATGTTTATGCTTTCAGTACTGAGTATAAAAAGAGTGGGAATGTGTCAATTGAAAATCGTGATGCACAAAAATTTATTCCAAGTCAATTGCAGATTGATAACTTTCACCTGTTGAATATTTTGTCTAGCAGTATGAAAAATCAAACGTATCGCAAATTTGCAAATGATTTGTTGAACATTGGTGACGCATATATGCCTCACAAATATTATCGTAGAACCTACAAGTCAGGTTACATCAAAGAAGGTATGAATCTTGGTGGCACTCCGTTGAATGCGACAATTCAAGTTGCATCTAATGTTGTCAATGATTTCCGTAAACGCACTCGGTCTGAAATTGTGAACGTTATCTTTTTGACTGATGGTGAAGATTCGAATACTCTTTGGACCGATAATGAATTGGGACGTAGCCAACGCATCGGACCTTCTAACTACCATTCAGTTTCATATGTTGAAGATGAAGAGTCTGCAAAAACGTATCGTGTAAGTGACAAAGGTGTAACGCCTACTCTGTTGCAAATTCTGAAGGACCGTACTGGTTGCAATTTGATTGGATTCTACATTCTGCCAAAGAGCAAACGTTATTTCCAAAATGCAATGACACGTTTCAACATGATAATGACAGATGATGGTTACAAACAATTCCGTGACGAAAAGTTTTTCTCTGTTAGCGGCTATGGTTACTCTGAGTATTTCTTGATTCCTGGTGGCGAAGATTTGTCTACTGAAGATGATTCGCTTACAGATATTCTTGGTGATGTTAAAGATGTTTCCGCACGTAAGTTGAAAGGTGCATTCTTGAAAATGAACCAAAACCGATTGACAAACCGTGTTCTACTCTCTAAGGTAATCAAGGAAATTGCTTGATGTTGTATAAAAACAACACTCAGAATACCGCTTGACTTACCATAAATACTCTGTTATACTACTAGTATTGAAATTGATTTTTAACTGAAAGGCAATTATATTATGATTACGCAAAGTGAAAAAGTTGCATTCGTTACCGAAGCCGCTAAACGTTTCGGTCCCGTTGTGACCCGCCAACAATTGGTGACACTTTCTGAAGAGACTGGCGCAAAACGTCATTTCTGGCTTGAAGCCGACCAGTACCGAGTTGGACGTGGCAAGTATCAATTGCCCCTCCAAGAATTTAATGTTGATATGGCTGGTCTTGCACTAGTGCAATCCAATCCAGTTCCCTCTATGCCAATTACTGAACCTATCAAGGCTCCTGTTGCAAAGGCAGTAGCAAAAATGTCTTCCGTTGCACGTATGCAAGAAGGCGCAATTATTCCTAAAGTGAATTCTCTGTACGTTCCTTTTGGATTCTTTGACAACATGAAACGTATTGTTGCATCAAAGAAATTTTATCCCGTATTCGTTTCTGGTCTCTCTGGTAACGGTAAGACTTTCATGGTCGAGCAAGCCTGTGCCCAATTGAAAACCGAATGTCTCCGTGTGAATATTTCACCTGAGACTGATGAAGATGATTTGATTGGTGGCTTCCGTTTGATTGACGGCGAGACAAAATGGTTTGATGGTCCGGTTGTTCAAGCAATGAAGTCTGGTGCCGTTTTGATTCTTGATGAAATTGACCGTGGTTCAAATAAACTAATGTGTCTGCAAGGTGTGCTTGAAGGCAAAGGTTTGTTCGTTAAGAAGACTGGTGAATTTGTTGAACCAATGCAAGGCTTCAACGTTATCGCTACCGCAAACACCAAAGGTAAAGGTGATGAGTCTGGTCGCTACATGGCCGCTACGATTCTTGATGATGCGTTCCTTGAGCGTTTCCCAATTACAGTTGAACAAGAATATCCTGATGTTAAAATCGAAACAAAGATTTTGACTAAGTTGTTCGCAAGCCTTGGCATTGATGACAAACCATTCGCAGAAAATCTTGTGAAGTGGGCTGATATCATCCGTAAGACTTTCGAAGAAGGTGCTATTGATGAATTGATTTCTACTCGCCGTCTGTCGCACATTGCTGAAGCATACACTATCTTCAATGACAAGATGGAAGCAATCAAGTACTGTATCAATCGTTTCGATGGCGAAACAAAGACTGCATTTCTTGACTTGTACAGCAAGATTGATGCCGGTATCGACCCCACCGCAGAAGTAGAGTCTAAGCCAGATGTAATTACAGACGAAATTCCTTTCTAATCTCCTTGGCAGTAATGCCTTTGAGGCTACGTAAAGTAGCCTCTTTTTTTATACATATATGATACAACAACTAACAGCATGGAGAAATTATGCAATTTGAACTTGATATTCAGAAATTACGAAGTAAAAAACTTTTTATCGCAACACCGATGTATGGCGGACAATGCCACGGCTCATACACCAAAGCAATCACAGACCTTATGATTCTTTGTACCAAATATGGTATTGAGGCTAAACTGTTTTTCATCTTCAACGAATCACTAGTGCAACGTGCTAGAAATTATTTGACAGATGAGTTTGTTCGTAGTGGTTACGACCATATGATTTTTATTGATAGCGACATTCACTTTGAACCACAAGACGTTTTGGTGATGATGCACTTTGCCGCAACCCGTGATGACATGGATGTTGTGTGTGGACCATATCCAAAGAAAGCAATCTCTTGGGAGAAAATTAAAGTTGCGGTTGACAAAGGCTATGCAGACAAGAATCCAAATCAATTGGAAGAGTTTGTTGGCGACTTTGTTTTCAATCCAGCAGATGGTGTAACTCAATTCCGAATTGATGAACCAGTTGAAGTGAAAGAAAGCGGCACAGGTTTCATGTTGATTACCCGTGAAGCACTTCAGAAATACGACAAAGCATTTCCAAAGCAAAGCTATAAGCCAGACCATGTGCGTACTGCAAACTTTGATGGCAGTCGTGAAATCATGGCTTACTTTGATTGCGTTATTTGTCCAGATACAAAACGTTATCTCTCAGAAGATTACATGTTCTGTCAATGGATGCGTAAAGCTGGTGGTAAGGTTTGGTTGCTTCCATGGTTGCGTTTGAAACACGCTGGTAGCTATATCTTTGGTGGTTCTTTGCAAGCACTTGCGGCTATTAATGTTTCGCCAACCGCTGGTGATGATGTTGTAAGACGTAACGTATCTGCGAATCTGAAATGATTGACTATCGATATAATGAAGACAAGACTTTAGCGGACCTGAAGTCTTACATTGATGCAACATACGGGCAACATTATTCCCGTGACAAATTCCAAGCGACAGAATTCATCATTGATGGTGGACATGGTGAAGGATTCTGTATTGGTAACGTGCTGAAATACGCACAAAGGTATGGCAAGAAAGACGGACGTAATCGTAAAGACTTGCTAAAGATTTTACACTATGCTATAATCATGCTACACGTACATGACTTGAATGAAGGAAAACAAAATGAAATTAAGCGAATCAACAATTAACATTCTAAAAAACTTTGCTACCATTAATGCAGGTATGCAATTCAAAGAAGGTTCTGTGGTGCGAACTATCTCCAAAGGACAGAACGTACTCGGCAAGGCAACCGTAACAGAAAACTTTGAAAAAGATTTTGTCATCTATGACTTGAATCGTTTCTTGTCTCTGTGTGGTTCTTTGACAGACCCTGAGATTGTTATCAATTCGGATGCAAATAATCTTACAGTTAAATCTGGCACATCTAAAACTACATATGGGCTTGCAGATGAGTCTATGATTGTAGCACCGCCAGCAAAAGAGTTGAAGATTGAAAATGCCGAAGTGAATTTTCGACTGACAAAAGAAGACATGAGCCAAGTATTGAAGTTGTCTGGCATCTTGGGTCTTCCAAACATTGCAGTCATTGGCGATGGCGCTAGTATCTCTATCGCTACACTTGACGTTAAGAATGATGAGTCTGATAACTTCTCAATCAAAGTTGGCGAGACTACATCGAATTTCAAAATGATTTTCAACACAGAAAACTTGAAGATGATTCCTGGCACATATGATGTTGCGATTTCATCTAAAGGCATTTCACACTTTAAACACGCAACCGATCCCGTTGAATATTGGATTGCTACTGAAGCTGGTTCTAAGTACGAAGGTTAATATTATGAGTAATGTGATTGTTCCGTCCTCTCCAGAGGACCGTAAAAAGATTCTGGATGCACTTGTCGAAATCTCCGCTTCACTCACTCGCATTGAAGCAGAGCGTGATTTGATTAAAGACATTCTAGTTTCAGTTGAAGATAAATTTGAGTTGCCTAAAAAGTACACTCGCAAACTTGCAAAGATTTATCACAAACAAAACTTCACCGAGGTTCAACAAGAGCAAGACGATGTTGAAACCCTTTATGAGAGTGTGGCTAAGTAACACTCAGTTTGCATTCTAACATGCAATGTGTTAGAATATATTTTTATGTTATGATGAGGTGAATACATGCTACAAGATTTCTTGTGGGTCGAGAAGTATCGACCAAAAACTGTTGAAGACACAATTCTTCCAGCAGACTTGAAGGCGACATTCCAAAAATTCGTTGACCAAAAGAATGTTCCCAATCTGATTCTTACGGGCGGTCCTGGCGTTGGTAAAACTACTATCGCCAAGGCTATGCTTGAAGAACTCGGATGCAATTATATTGTGATTAACGGGTCGATGAACGGCAACATCGATACGCTACGAAATGAAATTAAAAACTTTGCCTCAACTGTATCTTTCTCAGGTGGACGCAAATATGTCATTCTTGATGAGGCTGATTACCTTAATCCTCAATCTACTCAACCCGCATTACGAAACTTCATGGAAGAGTTTTCTGCTAATTGTGGTTTTATCCTTACTTGCAATTTTCTTAATCGTATCATCGCCCCTCTCCACAGTCGATGTTCCGTTGTACAATTTAAAATAAACGCATCAGACAAGCCAAAACTTGCTGGTCGTTTTATGAAACGTGTGACTGGTATTCTTGAAAAAGAAAACGTAGAATACGAAGAGAAGGTTGTTGCTGAACTTATTATGAAACACTTTCCTGATTGGAGGCGTGTTCTCAATGAACTGCAACGTTACTCTGCTACAGGTAAGATTGATACTGGTATTCTTGCGAATATCTCAAGTGACAATTTCAAGACATTGACAGAGAAGTTGAAGTCAAAAGACTTTTCAGGTATGCGTAAGTGGGTTGCAGAGAATCTAGACAATGAACCATCTGCACTATTCAAACGCATCTTTGATAACAGCAACGAGTGCTTGAAGCCTGATTCTGTTCCACGTATGGTTCTATTGCTTGCCGACTATCAATACAAGTCTGCATTTGTCGTTGACCAAGAAATTAACTTTGTCGCTTTCTTGACGGAAGTGATGGTTGACTGCGAATTCAAATGACACCATTCGATTATCTAAATGCTATCAACCAATCAAAAGAAAACATGATGGTTGGTACTGACAATGACGAACTTGCCGAAAAATCGTACAATGCGTACATCGTTAACAAAGGACTATCTTACTTCTCAGACACAGTACTCTATGCAAACGAGATGAATCTCCGTCATCTTCTGGAAAACAAACCTCAATTTTTGTATTTACTAAATACCATCAGGCCACGAAAACGCTATAGCAAGTGGTTTAAGAATGAAGTAGTTGAAGACATTAATGTGATTTCTGAATATTTTGGCTATAGTTACGCTAAGGCTAAACAGGTGCAGAATCTTATAACGTCCGACCAACTCAATATGATGAAAGTAAAAATACAAAAAGGTGGATTGAAGTCCAAGGAGAAAAAGAATGGCGGTGAACATTGAAGACTTACTTGAGGTAAGATTAAAGCAAGAAGACGATTTTCTAAAAGTAAAAGAGACATTGACTAGAATTGGAGTGGCATCTAGAAAAGATAAGACTCTCTATCAATCATGTCACATTCTACACAAAAAAGGAAAATACTATATTGTACATTTTAAAGAGTTGTTTGCACTAGATGGCAAAACAACAGACTTTGAAGATAACGATTTGGCAAGACGTAACACTATTGCAAATTTGTTAGCTGAATGGGGATTGATTGAAATTGTTTCTAAAAATTCATTAGAACCAATCGCACCATTATCTCAGATTAAAATCATTTCGTATAAAGAAAAGAATGAGTGGTTGTTGACAGCAAAGTATAATATCGGAACTAAAAAGAGGGAAGAAAATTAAATGGAAGAATTAGTACAATCACTAAAAGTGTCTTTGGCGAATCACTATGCATTTTATTTGAAGGCACATTACTACCATTGGAACGTAACTGGTCCTAACTTTCCTCAGTATCACGATTTCTTTGAAAACATCTATACTGAAGTGTATGGTGTTGTGGATAAAATTGCAGAAGAAATTCGAACATTGGATTCATATGCACCAGGAAGTTTTAATCGCTTTATTCAGTTATCACAAATTCAAGGTGACGAAACTATACCACCAGCAGAAGTGATGATGCAAAGACTATTGGATGACATTCAAGTTATGAACTCCAGTATTATGAGAGTATATGAACTTGCAGAACAAGAACGTTGCCACAACATAAGTAACTTTATGGCAGAGCGTCAAGATGCATTTAACAAACATGCATGGATGCTCAAGTCAACGTTAAAGGCTTGACAAACGTTAATAGGTATGAGATAATAACATCTCAAAACAAATTAGGAGATTCTATGAAATCCATTAAGGCATTGACAGCAGTAGCATTAACTACTCTCTCCCTAGTTGCCGTTGCGGCAGACAAACCAGCAGAAAAGAAGCCTGCTGAAAAACCTGCACCAACAGCACCAGCACCTGCACCTTCAGCAGACTCTAAAGAGAAACCACGTCCAAAAGTGATTACTCCAAAAGAGAAAGCCGAAAGAGCAGAGGCTAAAAAAGCAGAA